GTGTAGTTGCTAAGAACAAAAGTTTCGAATTTGCAAAAGTCTCATCCTTAAATTTGCAAATTGTATCCGCTATTTCCTGACAGATGTTTATATCTCAAAATAACTTTATGGGTAGGGTAAATATACTCTATTCCTTACTGTTAAAAATGGATATCAAACATGTCCTGCGTTATTCTGAACGAATAACTAGGAAGGGGATAATAGATTTAGGAGCAATTAAACTTTCGTTGTTGTCTCTGCTATCTATGTTCTCTAATTCGGGAAAGATCTCGCTGCGAGAGCTGTTAAAAACGCTCTTGCAACCAATGGATTCTCCTAGGCGTAGTATATTAAAGGATGCGTCACTCTTTATTAATAAAGAGTATGCACTTAAATTAATTACTGCGATATATAAGGGTCTCCCACTTCCTCTTCGGTCTGATCAAGTTATTGATCGGATTGCTGAAGGAGATGAGGACTGATATAATATTACCCTTCTAAAGCGAATAACTGAGTTAAAGCTTAGGTTGGGTACCGAGGAACAAATTCGTCGGAGGTTGACAGACTCACTTTGTGATGTTCTGCTGCCTGGAGTAATACCTACCGGTCATAAAGAGATTTTCTGGAACCAGCTAATTCGTGGAGATGATTTGTCTCCTGAATTTTCTAGTTTACAGGATCTCTATTTTATGATTCGGTATTGAGCCCAGGGTCTCTTAGGAGACCTTGAGTTCTATGAAACAGGGTCAGTTAATAAGGATATCTCTACTTTAGAGGATTTAGTTTTGGTTAATTCAAAATTTGATAGACTTTTAGAAGTCTTATCTCTTTGAGAACGAGCCAATCTTAAATCTGCTGGATTAGAACTATCAAAAGTCAAAATTGATTCTCCACTTAAGACACTTCAGTTCTTGAAACGATCAAAAGTCGTTAAAGATGAAGTTGTTAAAAGAGAGGAAAAAGGATGATTTGTTGATAGACGTGAGCAACATTTTATAGAAGATACACTGTTCTTACTACAAAAGGACCCTAAGTTTGAGAAAATTAGAGTGCGTTATTTATAACGCTTCTCTTCTTTTTTAAAGGCTTAGTTCCCAATGGAACACAACAGGAATTTCTATAATTTGAAATTCTTTAAAAGGCAACTAGGTTAATTCAATAGAATTACCAGCTGGCAGATGGCAAAAAATGGTCATCACCAGAAACCTTACTCTCAAAAACTTTTTGAGATTTGGAATGGGGTAATGTGTACTTCGGTGCACATTATGAAGTGAAGGATCTCAAATAGGCGATTAGATTTCTTTCAATCGCTTTGAGTAATGGCTCGTGCCTTATTACCTTTAAAAAGTAATGAGGACATTAACGGTTTTGCAAGCAAG